TAATCCTGATGAAATTCAAGAGTGATTGAATTGTCTGCAAGACCTGCCACGCGAGTCTTTGTTGCTGATGATGAAAATGCTGTTGTTTCTACGACATCAAATGTTGATGAGAGTGAGACTGAGCTAACTAAATCGCTCAAATCCACTCCACCAACTGAAATGAACGCATTGGTTAAAACGATACGAGCCATTAGTTGGTCGCTCCTTCTGTTGCTGGTTTGATGGATGGTGATACTGCATTGCTTGCCTTGATGTGGTTTGCAGAAATGAGTGCTTGTGCGCTTACTCCTGCATCAACAAGTTCTTTGTCGGTGATTGACTCACCCTTCTTTTTGCCACAGACCTCTCGATCTGAGATGACGGTGTATGCCATTGGTTCTCCTTATCCCCAAATCGTGATTCTGTAACGATAGGAAAGAAATGTGACTCCCTGTGAATCATAAGTACCTGCTTCGGCACCTGTAACTCGCAAGGTGTTGACTGTTCCCCCAAGAGTGCGATCACCTTCAATTGCTGTTTTGATAGAACTTGAACCTGAACCTGCAAGGTACGCATCAAGTTTGTCTTGTCCAGCACGCTCTGAAAAGCGTTGCACAATCACAAGGACATCAACCTGCGCTTGGTCAAGACCGCGAGCATTGTCAATGTCAAATGTGAAATCTAATTGTCCAACTACCGCACAAGGCGGAACTACTGTGTCAGGAATCAAATCATACGCTCGTAAGCCTGTAATTGTTTGCAGTCTTGTTTTCAAACCATCTCGAACTTGACTTGGGTTCATTATTTAGCCAACCCATTGTTCTTGCGGAAAGGACGAAGCAATGCTTCTACATCAGGATCAAGGCGTGAAGTAAGTCTGACAGTTCCAAGTTCAGGTGTTCCTGCAATGCCAAATGGTGATTGTCTGCGAACAAAGATGCGTGAAGATTGAATCAAGCAAGCTGATTGCACCTCATAAGGCACAGCAGTCCAACCCCAAATGCCTGTGATTTTGCAAGCCTGTGGCAAGTAGTAAGGCCATACATACCGACCTATTGCCAAGATTCGTGTGAACGGCCACCCTCTTCGTGGATTGTTGATCGGTTCAACCATGTAATCACTTGTTGACCACACAGTATCCCAAGTCTGATTGAAGTTGTCATCAGTTGCAATCTGTGTGATTGTGGTGATGTCATCAACATTCATTGTCCACGGATCAAGGGCGGTGTAATAGCGAGCAACAGGTGCTTGTTGAGTTCCATCTTGATAGAAGAATCGCCCTGTGTAGTCATCAATCATTCGACTCGTTGCGTTGATGGCTGCTTCAAGAGCTGCATCATCTGTTGAATCGCTGATTGTCAATGCTGCCTTCAACTCGGCAAGTGTGGAGTAACCGTTAGTGATCGCCACGCTTTATCCTCTTTTCTGCTTTCGGCAGGATTGCTCGTTCTAATTGTGGCTCCGCAGTTGCCGTTTCTTTCGGCTTTCTGCGAAGAAGTTTCTTTAGTCTTTCCATGCTTCGTGATGACTTTCATCCAACCAAAATGACTTTTGGTGCGGAAGTATTACTGAAGTGTTCACATGGATTGGATAGCCAAGTGATTTGATTCTTCGTGAGAAAAGTAAATCCTCACCAATCCATTCTCCATTGACAGGCCCATCCCAAAACCAACACCAATCTTTGCCTTGATTTGGGTCTGCAACCTCGCGCATCTTTTCCAACACGCTTCTGTGAATCATTAAGCAGCCTGTACCTGCTGCATCTATTTCAAAAACTGAGTTCTTGTCATATTTATACAAGGGCAAGAATCCTTGTGGCGAATCTTGAAAGATTGCAGGAACAGGTTTTGGATAGGTTTTGCCAGGAACACCGAAACCTGCAAAGACTAAACCTGCAACAACAGGGCGTTCTTTGTCGTGAGCTGTATTGCATAAAGCATCAAATGCTTCAACTGAAAGTTGCTCATCACTATCAAGCATCAACAACCAATCAGAATCGGTCATTTCTAAAAATTGTTTCACAACACGATTGCGTTGCTTTGATAACAAGCCCGAACCTTTGACTCGAACGAATGGGCCGAGTTTTGAATTTCTAGCTCCTGAGAGTTGAATGAGTCTGTAAGCAAAAGCGCCATTGACCATTCCTGGATCGCAAGACCCGATTGTTACTGTGTGACCTGTTTTCATTTGATTCCCCCGAATCTTAGGAGTGAAGAGTGGGTAAGTCGGGGGGAGCCTACCCACTCTTCACACTATTAAAGAACCTTCAAATTAGAAGGTTGGTGCTGACAAGCCTGTTCCTGAGATGATTGAACACGCTAGTGGATAACGCTCTGCTGTGTAAGCAGCGTATCCATATACAACAGTCTTAAGAGTCAGATTTCCTGCTCCTGTTGCATCGTAACGAAGTGTGAATGGTGATCCTGGTTGTTCCCATAGGTGAGATTCACCTGCGTTGACAACATAGATTTCATCCTGGTTTGTTGTTGTTCCGTATGTTGTTCCGATGTTTGCATCAGTAATGATTGGGAGACCCATCATCTGATATCCGGAGTTTCCATATGCAGAAGAACCTGCTCCAACACCTGATGCGTTCATTGGGCCGTTAGCGGCTGGCACTACCAATGGGCGGTTTGTGCTGTCAACTGCTGCAAGCAAGAATGCTAGGCGGCGTGGGTGCATGATGAAGTGTGTTGGGTTTGTGAATGAGTTTGTCTGAATCTGTTGGATCGCATCTGCGAGCTTTGGATATAGCAGACCAACTGTTGGTGCTGTTGATGTGAATGTGATTGCGTTTCCGCCTGATGCACGAAGGCCCTTGATTGTGCCGGCTGTACCTGCACCATTTAGGATTTGTGAATCAAGTGTTGTGTGCCATGACTTGATCAAGTCTGCTGCAACGAAAACATCAATGCCTGTTCCACGCTCAATCGCCTGGCGGCTGATATCTTGCTGTCCGGCAATTGTACGAACATTTACAGTCAACAATGTATCGTCAACATCTGTCTCTGATACTGCATCGTTCTGTGTAACCTGTACGGCTGTTGATGATCCTGTTGTCATGCGAGAGATATTCAGGGTCATGCCAGAAGGTGGAAGTGTCATCTTGTTTGTTGCAAAGTCAGCGAATGGGCGACCTGCACGAGCAAGTGGAGCTGCTAGATCAACAAGGTACTGTGGAATCACAAGACCATCGAACTGTGCAGTTCCAACATCGCGGCGCTCGATCTCTTCTTCGCGCATATGGCGAGCAAGACGATCCTGTGCTGTGAAGTCTGACTTGAACTGTGCGTTGTAAGCATCCTTGAAGAATGATGAATCTGAACGCTCTGAGTATGTGCGTGATTCGCGTGTAACTGTTGTTCCACCAACGCGTGGTGTTGCAACTGATGCAACTGATGAACGAATCTCAGATGCCTTCGCATCTGCATCTGCCTGTGCCTTTAGCTTTTCGATCTTTGTATCTAGTGAGCGTGCCTCTTCTACGAGAGCATCAACCTTCTCGGTTTCCTCAACAGTAAGGTCGGTACGGTTCTCTTCTGCAACTGCTTCGAGAACTGCATCCATTTCTGCCTTTACTGCATCACGGCGCTCAACTACTTTGTCAAAATATGACATTTGGTCTCCTTGTGAGTTTGTTGTTTTGGAAGTGAGGTGGTGGCGATGCTTCTCACGGCGCTTGCAGGGTGTGAGTCTCGCTCCGACTTCGATCTGTCAGATTGCTGACAGAAACTTATTTTGTGCGATTAACAATTGCCTGTGCTAAGCGAAGAGAAATCTTGCGACCTTCTTCTTCGGTTGCTTCAGGTAGTGGTTCAATGTAACGAAGTTCAGACATTTTGTGACCAACTAAAGTTTCTGTTGGTCGGTAGCCATCACGGAATTCTTCATAGACACGAATCAAAACCGCAGGATCGCCCTCTTCGGCTGTGATGCTAAATTCTGTTCCTGGAATACCTAAAACGCCTTCTTCCATGATGTGTTCAATGCGACCCTTAGCAGTTCCACCGCTTGAATCCCATTCAACAAAGTCGCCCACATTTTCGCGTGATTCTTCTTCAATTTCGCCTTCTGCGCCTGTGAGTATTGCCATCATTTCAACGGCTTTCATGATGTATTCATGACCTTCGCTCAAGTCATCAAAAATTGTTTTCAAGACGATCAAAGATTCACCGGTGACTTCACGGCCTTCCTTGATTGCATCTATGGCACTTCGCAATGCCTCGCGTGCTTCAACACTTGTTGTTGGGTAAGCAGGATATGTGACGACTGAGACATCGCCATCAGCAAGGCTGACTTCTGTAAGAACACGGCGACTTCTATCATCTGACCACTTCTGACGAATCACACGGAAAGCAAAAGACATTTGGTCAACATCTCCGCGCTCAACTAACTTGTAAAGGTCGCGCCCTTCTGATGTGTCTGCAATCTCTGCATCCATATACAGACCACGATCATCTTCAGTCAGTTTCAATGTGCCATTCTTTGTGCGAGCTAATGGCAGACCTTCATGGTTGATAAGCAATCGCACATCAGGTGTTTCCATCAAAGTCTTGCGAAAGGCTCCCGGTGCGATGCTCTCCTTGAAAGGAAGGGGAACGCTTGAATCATTAAACACGGCTGCATATCCTGAAAGGCGCATTGTGCCATCTTCGGATTGGCGTGCTTCAACATCTCGCACGGTGAATGTGCGGCGTTCAATTTTTTTCATTTTGCTCCTTGAATCGGATTCGGCATCGAGCGCATCAATCTTGCGTTGCGCCCAATTTTGCGCCCTGTCAGAAAAGTTGGAATCTCCACCCCATAACAACCAGGCAACAAGACCTGCGCCTGGATACTGTGGGTCTGAAGGATCGCTGTTTTTTGGTGCTTGTCCATCTACTTGATGGCGAGCGAACCAGGGTGCCATCTTGCGAACTTTGTTTTCGGTGATTCGACCTGCTGCCATTTCGCGTGCTTCACGCTTTGTGCCATCAGTTAAGCCATCGCCCCCAAAACCTTCTTCAAGGTATTTGAGACCTCGTTGAGCATTTTCACGAATGAAAGAAGGAACGCTCAAATCAACTGCGCGAGTGTTTATTTCTCCACCCGGTTCCGTATCCTCTGAGATAGATACTGCGACCATCTGATCAATTGCATCTTGCTTATTGTCATGGCAACCAATTGTTGTGTAGGAACCGTCAGTTTCTTCTTTGACAGTTGCCCAACCTGAACAGTCGCTTTGTTTATCTGAGATGAAATATGGCATTTTTATCCTTAAATCAGAAGCAGAACTTCTGCATCGTCATTGAGTACGGAAAA